ATCTCCTTAATCAAGCTTCGCTTGATTAAGTTTCTATACTCTTATTTTTCTCATGTAGGATTCAGTAGATTTATATATATTAATTATATTTATATATATAATTTATTATATATAAATATATAATAAATAGCAAAAAACGTGCCAACTTGAAAAGATATATAACTTATTGATATAAAAGCATTTTTAAAAAAAATTATTTTTTTTAAAAAAAAGTGGTTATTTTGGTGTATAAAATAACTATATAACAATTACAATGGAGGATTTATGAGCAAAGACGAAAAGCGACCTTTAAGGGATAACGCTGACCTAACTGAGCAAGAGCGAAACGAAATTAGAGAGTTTGCCAAAAATCTATATTTTGAATGCGATGTCAATGGCAAGCAAAAATATAGTTTTCGTGATATTGCTGCCAAAATTGAAGAGGTTTTCAACACAAGATATTCCCATATTACCGTCTTTAGTTGGGCGAAAGAAGGTAATTGGAAGGATATTTTTAATGTTGGTGCAAGGTTTGGTGAGCAAAAAGCTCTTGACATTATGAAGGAAAAGTACGATGTTGATATTGAGGAGATGAGGTCTGAGCTTGTTGATGATGAGATTTATAGAAAAAAAGTTGCACAAATTAAGCGTGCTGTTATTATGCAACAGGCACAAGTTGTGAGAAAAATGAAAAAATACATTGACGCATTACCCGATACAAGTCACAAAATCCCGTCAGCTGGTAAGTCTTTCTCTGAAGCTAACAAGATTTTGTTTGAAATGATAGATAAGTCGCCTTTTGGTGCATCACAAAAATTGAATTTGAATATTCAAGTAATTAATCCAGAAAAAGTAAACATAGGAAAGAATAATAATGGCAACTAAGCAGGCAGTAACAGAACATTACAAAGTAGATAGCTACTTGGCAGGAAATAGCAATTTTGATATATCGTTACTTCCTTACCAAGCTAAAATTTTCTTTTCATCTAAAAAAATACTTGGTTTTATCGCAGGAACAGGTACTGGTAAGACATTTTTTGCACCAATTTGGCTTTGGTATCAAATGCTTAAACACCCAAATGAAGAGTGGATATTGTCAGCACCAACAATTCCAATGATGAAAAGAACTGTTATTAAGTATTTTTTGGATTTCTTTAACCAACACAATGTTGTTTATGAATATCATAAAGGCGATTTTATATTTACATTACCACATGCTACAATACATTGCATTTCTGCACAAGATCCTGATAGAATGCAGGGTGTCCACGCTAAAGGCATTGTTGGTGATGAGTGTGGAATGTATGACAGATTGTGGTATGATACAGCAATACAGAGGATTTCGTTTAAAAAAGGCCAAATATTGCTGACAAGTACGCCTTATGGCTTTAATTGGTTAAAATATGATGTTTATGACAAGTGGCTTGCTGGTGATACAGACATTGAATTTGTCAACCCAACATCAATAGAAAACCCATTTTATCCAAGAGAAGAATACGAGAAGGCAAAACAAAGACTTCCAGAATGGAAGTTTAAAATGCTTTATGAAGGTAAGTTTATTAGGCCAGAGGGTTTGATTTACCCTGATTATAAAAGGGTTAAAAGATTTGATGTGCCAGAGCATTGGGAATATGTATTAGGACTTGACTTTGGTTGGAATGATCCAACTGCATTGTCTGTTTGTAGAATTGACGATGAAGGAAACGAGTATCTTACTGAAGAATATAAGAAAAGTAAGATGACTATTACTGAACTTGTTGAGTTATTAAAGAAATTTCCTCCTGGAACTCAAATAGAGGCAGACCCTTCAGACAAGCAAATTATTTATACATTGAAAGAAGATTATGGTTTTAATATAAATTCAGCCAATAATAATGTTTTTGGTGGTATTATGGCTGTCCAAGAAAAATTAAAAAGTGGTAAAATGGTGGTTTTTGATGACTTAATTTATACTATAGATGAGTTAGAGCGTTATACTTGGGATATACAAAAAGGCACAGATGATTTAACAGATAAGCCTAAAAAAACAGGGCAAAATATACACTTGCTCGATGCTATTAGGTATTTATCTACAAGAAGATCACAGTATTTTAGAGTGAGGTCATTATGATAAAATTTAAAGATGCTTGGAGAAATTTCTTTGGTAATGTTAGCAATGTACCAAATATCTTTGCTGACTTTATTGGTAGAGATAGTTTGAAAAACCCTTATGATGGTGATAAGGTTGTAGAGTCATTTGCTGGGTCTACTTGGGTATATGCTTGTGTAAGAGAAATTGCTGAAAATATAGCAACAGTACCATTAATTGTTAAAAATAAAGAGACGTTAAAAACTGTTAAAGATAGCACAATTGGTAGTCTTTTACAAAAAGTGAATGATATTTCTAATAAGTTTGACTTTATAGCACATATTATAGCGTCACTTGAATTGCGTGGCGAATGTGTAATAGTTAAAAATACAAGTGGTGTTAGAAATAAGAAAGTTGTAAATATGGTTTTAAAAGACCCAAGCCAATTCAAATACACTTTGACGCCAGATGGACAAAAAATTGACTATTGGACTTACAATTATGTTGCTGAAGATGGCAAAACAAAAGAATATAAATTAGACCCTGATAATGTTTTGTTTTTTAGATATTTAAACCCATTCCATCCAATAAGAGGAATGTCACCACTTGAGGCTGCAAGAGCTTCAATTCTTGAGGAATTTCATTCAAAGCAGTATAATATTAATTTCTTTTTAAACGATGCATCTGTCAGTGGTGTTTTAGAAACACAAGGTAATATTCAAGAGAATGTCTTTAAACGTTTAAAAGAGGAAATACGCAGAGAGTATTCTGGGTCAGAAAACTCTGGTAAAATGTTGATTTTAGAGGGTGGATTACAATATAAACCAATTTCTTTGAGTCATAAGGATATGCAATACCTTGAGACACGTAAGATGACAAGAGAAGAGATTTGTGCGATATTTAGAGTTCCACCACCTGTTGTTGGTATTTTTGAGTATGCTAACTATGCAAACGCTGAACAATCTTACGTGAGTTTTTGGACTAAAACTCTTTTGCCAAAATTAAAGTTTTTAGAGATTGTTTTTAATAAGTTTTTATTTGAAATTTATGAGCCAGAAAATTTTGTTGAGTTTGATATTTCTGAAATACCAGTTTTACAAACATTGCTCAATACAAAGATGGATGTTGCAATAAAAATGAGAAATGTTGGATATCCATTGACAATTATTGATAGTAAATTAAATATTAACTTTTTACAAGATTATGAATGTGAATTGCCACAAGAAGCATTATTGCCATCACCATTGAACTTTAATGGCGACACATTGGTGAATGCCTTTAAGAGCTATAAGGATATTGTCTTTGATAATAGTAGTTTAGACTTTGTATTTGATCAAAAAAATAAATTTATTAAACAATTACAATCAAAAGATTTGTCTAAAATAAAAACATTTGACTTAGTTTTTGATGATATAGTGGTTGGCGACAAGTATAGAAAAATATTACAAATAATAGCAGAAGATTTAATGGTTAAAACAGAAGATATATTTTCTAAATATATTGATAATATTAAACTTTTAAAAATTGATGATATAGAAAAGTACATTGATAACGTTGATATTTTTAATGACTATTTTAACGATATGACTATAGGCATTAATAGTATTATTATAGACAACTATGAAGACTTAAACAACCTTAATAAACTTTTAGACGATTGCATTAGTGCAAAATCAGAAGAGTTAAATAAAATACTTATATATGCCTATAAATACCTATTTAATGCTTGTGTATACGAGTTAATGTTAAAAAATGATATTTATGAGACAAAATGGGTAATCACAGATTCTCGTAAGTGTCGTAATCATGCACATTTACATAACAAAGTAGCTAAACTTGCAGATGAAGCATTCGATAATGGCATTATATTTCCAATGTCTGATGTAGATTTTAAGGGATTATACGACTGTGATTGTGTAATTTTGCCAATAAGTAAAAAAAATTAAAAAAAGTGGTTATTTTTTTGAATAAAAGTATATATAACATATAGGAGGTTTACAATGAATAACAAAAATATCTTTTGCACGATTAAGGAGTTTATTGGCGACAATAAACTACGTGCTTATGCAAGCACAATTACACCAGATAGAGATGGTGAAATTGTTTTGCCAAACGCATATGTTGGTAGTAAAAAATCATTTATGCAAAACCCAGTATTGTTGCAGTTTCATAATTATTGGGATGAGCCAGTTGGCAAAATAACAAGTCTTGATCATGATGACTTTGGGATGATTATAGAAGTTGAGTTTGCACCTACAGAAGCTGGCAAAAAGTTTGCTACACTGTATAAAGGTGGTTTTATGAATGCTTTTTCTATTGGGTTTATACCAAAGAAAAGTATACGTCCATCTGATAGTGGGGATGAGCTTGCACAACTTGGCTTAAGTAAAGACATTTTCAACAAAAAAGGTGTTTATAGAATTTTTACAGAAATAGAGCTTTTAGAAGTATCTTGTGCCCCTGTGCCTGCAAATAGAGATGCAATTGTATTATCTGCTAAATCTCTTGCAAGCAAAGATGCGTCTGCCATAGAAGATATTATAGCAGAGCTTAAAGCACTTAAGAAAGAGTTCTCAAAAGACGAAGATGCAGACGTGAAAGGTGCTGAAGATGTAGTTGAAGATGTAGATGCAAAAGAAACTGACGGTGCTAATGATAAAGGCGTTGAAGACGTTGAAGATGAAGAAGTTGAAGACGTTGAAGATGAAGAAGCCGAAGGCAAAGATGTTGATATTACTTCAACTATAGAACAGCTTGCATCTGTTCTTGTAGAAAAACTTATGCCAGATATT